TTATATGGACACTCCGTTAAGTGGGTTTAATGAGACTGCATCCTGCAAAAAGTCCGGTGCAAAGTGCGCATAAACCATGGTCTGTTGTACGGTGGAATGCCCCAAAATTCGCTGTAGTGTAATAATATTACCTCCATTCATCATAAAATGCGTGGCGAATGTGTGCCGCAGAACATGGACAGCCTGTCCGGCGGGTAGGTCTGGCTTCATAGTTCGCAGTGTGTTTCGCACCGTGTCGTAATTGGGCGTAAACAGTTTCCCGGTACTACGTTTTTTCACCATTTTAACCAAGCCCTCTGACAGCGGTATTGTTCTGCGTCTACCATTCTTCGTTTTCATGAACGTCAGCATGCAGTTAATAATGTGCTCAGCTTTAAGATCTGCAACTTCACTCCAGCGACCACCAGTGGCCAGACAAAGCAGCACAGCGTTGCGGTTGTCTCCTTCCAGCATATCGAGCAACTGCGTGATTTCTTCCGTAGAAAGAAACGCCATTTCTGGCTCAGCCTCCTTAAGTTTTTTCACGCCTCTGAAAGGATGCTCGCTGTGATATTCATTGGCATCAATCAGCTTGGTAAACATGCCGCTGAATATAGCCTGATGACGGTTCACACTGGCTGGTTTCAAGCCTTCATTCATCATCTTGACCCGATATTCCGTTATAGCTTTCTTAGTTATCTGGTCAGCTCTGGTCACCCCGATTTCAGCAAACTTAATCATGATTGCTGAAAGCCTGCCTTTTTCTATCAAACCACGGTTATGGTGCTTACCGTGGTATAGCCACCACAATTCCAGCAAATCAGTCAGTTTGCGGCGGTCTGCCGGTTTCTCTAACCACTCTTTATTATGGTAGTTAACCAGCACATGACGCTCATAAATCTGAGCCTCACCTTTCGTATTAAATTTACGCCGGATTCTTCTTCCCTCGGAACCCTGCGGCCTTATGTCCACTTCATATCGACCATCATCGAGCTTCTTAATTGACATAGCGAAGCCCTCCAATGGTTACAACTTTGTTCGGTACTGTTTGTTTGTGGCTGTAGCAGTCGGCGACTGTACAAAAATCACATATTTGTGCTGCGTATATGGTTAGCCAGTCTTTTGGTCTGAGTGGGACGAGGTTGGATTTTCTGGCCCAAAGTGTGCGAGTGCCGGCGCAATTTGGCCGGAAGCTGGGTCGGTTTCGTCAAACATGAACCAATCGCGATACTTGCGAAAGCGCGGGTGTTTGAAAAGCTTAATCCCCCCCTCCATAGGCATTTTGGATTTTCCAGATTCCCATCCGAAATAGGTATAGTAATTAACTCCAATTAAATCAGCTATTTCCTTGGATTTTAGGCGTTCAGAATCGCGGATAAGCTTAAGTTTCTCTGATTGCTCTGTTGACATGTAATGTGTAATCTCCAATTATATGTGTGTAGACACATGTTGAATCCATCCAACTAGTACTAACTAGTGCCAGTTGGAGAACAGATAAGAAATTGGAGAATAGCAAATGAATGCGGAAGCTCAAAATTCACCCGAGGATATGTTCGAGGGCAATGCCAAGCGAAAACCCGTCGCCATCTCAGAGAGGCCGGGGAATCTGTTATCGAAGGATGGCTTTGCTTTATATGTGGGCAAAACTCCCGATGCGATCGTTGCAATGGCTAAAGCTGGCAAGCTTCCCGCCTTTTATATGGCCGACCCGCTAAAGCCCGGTGGTAATGCGGAGCTTTGGATTAACCGTAAAGAATGGGACAAATTTGCTGACCAGCTCGTTGAGAAAGCTCCAATGGAATGGCACGGATGGAAAGACAGGATCAGTGCAAGAAAGCCGTGCAATAGAAGAGTTAAATCAACTAAAGATATTAAAAAGGCCAATTAAGGCCTTTTTAGGGAACAACGATGAATAGGTTACTTAGGTATTCCGCCAGCAATAAAACAGACAACCCGCTCTTGGAAATTGAGCCGGTAATTGCTTTCTGCATCTTCACCGTAAAGAGCAATACATGTTCGTTTTCTGGCCGGATTGAAAAGAGACATAACTGGAGATGTATCCTGCTCTTCAATTTTATTTCTCTTAATCCTGACTTCCTCTGGACTCAGAATACTAAGTTCATCCGCGAGTTGCTGGTATCTCAATGCTTGAACCTTTGCGTTGCCAGCAACTTCGCCCGGCTTGTAGGCGAGTTGCAAGGCCGACATAACGGCGATGATTATACCGAACAGCCATCCATAGCCGCTTTGCGCAAAAATGGATGCACCCAGAAGTACCTGAATGAAACAGCAGAATTTGTCGAGCCTACTGTTTAGAGAATCAGTCATTCGAGCAAGATGGGCATTGAAATTGATTTCAAAATTTAATTCGTCGGATGGAGATTTCTTCACCATAGCTCCTAGTTCTTTTTTTCGTTTTCCCCTTCCTGTTTGTCTTGGCGTTCTTGCTGCTGATTAACAGGTGCAGAAGGGGCTGGTTTGTGTAATCGGTGAAATTTTTCTACATCAGACATATTAAATCTCCTTGTGATTGTTGGGTCGTTTTCAGCAGAACGGATCCTATCACAAGGGCGAATATTCGGGGATAAGCACGTAGCGTAATTACACGTAAGTAATTGCTGTGCAGGTAATTATCAATAAAGTTCTGTAAGGAGGGTGAATGTCTCAATCAATCTCTATCGCTCCATTACTCTGGAATCATCAGGTATTTTCATGCCGTGATTCACAGATAACCCACGGCAAGGGGCACAAGGGAATCATCATTCGCTGTAAACGACAAAGTCAATTTTCACGTATTAAAGATGCGTTTTATCGGAGGCAAAAATGACCGTAATCACTGCGGCTATCGTAATGAATCAGCCTGCCGGGCTTCGAGCTGCTGTAGGGGCGCGCCTTGCTCCCGCTCGCTGGCAAACCTCTTGTGATTTCTATAACAAGATGAGTGAACGTGAACGTCTGACCATCTGTTTTCATGCTCAGTTAAGACAACGCCATTCCGTAATGAAATTGCAGGAAATGAACGATTGCGATCGTGAACGTATTGTCTGTGCAATTGATGAACTCCGGGCTGCTTTTGCAAAGTACCGCAGTTTCAGGATCACTAAGTCATGTTTTATCGGACGTTTAAATATTAGCGAACGTCGCACTTTATATTTTCATGCAGGACTAACGGAAGAAGAGTTCAGCCAGCCATATTGGCGAATTGATGACGAAACATGCTCATGGCGAGAGGCTTTATTTCGAGCGTTACGGGAATTATTTAGCCTGTTTGAAAATGCGCCGACTGTATTAACGTCGGTTCGCCCCGAAACTTACCTCCACTAATTAACCATTTTTAATTCTGCGCTTGATTGCGTAGGGAATCCCTTTGTCTGGAGCCAGAGATGAGCTTAACAGTTGGTCAGGAAATGAGAAATAAAGCAGACAGCGAAGCAACGAATTGGATGTTAAATCAGGCACGAAATCAGGCTAAGGCTGATGCAGCAATCACCTTTTCTTCGCATCTGGATTCGCTAATTAGTCACGCGATTCAAGAGCAATTAGACAGGGTTCAAATTCTTGAATTACTCGGACAAGAGTCCATCCGTTTTCACAACGAAGGTTTAGAAAATAAAGGGGTGATGTAATGCCAGATTTAATGGATTCCGTGCAGGAAAGAAATCTCGAAATTTTGACTCATCAGGTAGCTGCACATCGTATTCATAGCAATGGGGTATCGGCCTCAGTGTGTGAAGACTGCGACCAGCCAATCCCTGCGGAGCGGCGCGCTGCATTTCCCGGTGTCGTGCGTTGTGTGCCATGCCAAGAAATCACCGAACAACAGAAAAAACATTTCAGGAGCTAAGCATGATTCGAATTTCTGTAGGTGACAATTGGGTTGTGACGAGCGACTGCTACCAGTTCATTCTCAACAAAAAGAAAACTGTTCTTTCTGGCGATAAGAAAGGGCAGGAATATTTAGAAGCCACGGCTTACTACGCCAAAATTGACCAGTTGGTGAAAGGATTACTGCATTTTCACATCAGAGATTCTGATGTCCGTACCCTTGCGGAACTGGCTGATGAGATAACTAATATTGGAGATCTTTGCCGGGTTGCTTTTAACGTGACGCAGTCCGGTAAATAACGTGCTGATGAATGCGAGAGGGCGTATCGCGCCCTCGCCACCACCTAAACTAATAAAAGCCGACAAGGTTCCTTTTGTCGGCGCATACCCTTGGAATGCTCCCCGTCCTGCAATCTCAAAAGAAAGACCTCTTACCCGTGATGAATTCCATCAGGGGCAAGATGCCTTACGCAAGATCCACGCGCTGCCATTTTTTCTAAGTGGCATTTTCTCAGGCCGGTATGAATATCTTAAAGAAAGCTCAGGGCTGCTGGCTGCACATCGTTACCTCATCAATGTTTTTATGCCACGGATTTGGCCTCGCATCGAGGTTGTACAGGCTAAATATGCGTTGGCCTTAAGTGGCAGAGCTAATGAAATTTTTACTGATGAGGCTGAGAGTTATCGCCAGTTAGCTGGAATGAATGATAAAGCGCTGAAACGTCTCGCTATGCAAATTTCATCCCGGCTGTTCACAGAATATGAAGAGCAGAGCGATCGGCTTCTTAGTCAGCACAACGGGGTTCAAGCCAAGTTATTCACCGATAGCGCACAGCAGAAAATTTATGGTGAGGTTGCCGGTGCTGCCCGCGTTTTTAATATCACTCCAATGCACTGGCAAAAATACTGTAAACGCAAACTGGATATGCGCTCAGCGTTCTCCAGCATCGCGCGATTGGTAAATGATGAGTGGTGGATTCGACAGTTAAAAGCGCAGCGCACTCAATGGCGCGAATCTCTCCTGATTGCTGTTGGCGAGGTTAGTCTGCAAAAGTCTGGCTATGCCAGCAAACAGGCTATCCGGGATGTTCGGGCGCGCCGTTTAGCAAACATGGAATATCTTAAATCCTGCGATTTAGAAAACATCGAAACAGGGGAACGTATAGATCTCATCGATAAGGTTATGGGGAGCATTTCTAACCCTGAAATCCGTCGTATGGAGTTGATGAGCACTATTGCAGGTATTGAAAAATATGCCTCAGAAGTTGGTCATGTTGGCATGTTCCTCACGATAACCACTCCCTCAAAATACCATCCAACACGCATGGTCGGGAAAAAGACTGATCGCCGCGTTAATTTCAATCATAAGTGGGATGAAGAGGCGTTTTCACCAAAGGATGGCCAGTGCTATCTGGTGAAAATCTGGGGCAAGATGCGTACAGCATTCAAAGATAACGGCATCAAGGTATACGGAATGCGCGTAGTTGAGCCTCACCACGACGCTACACCTCACTGGCATATGATGCTGTTTTGCGATAAAGCTCACCGTCAGCCTGCCGTTGATATCATGCGCCGCTATGCACTCCAAGAAGATGGTGATGAACGGGGGGCACAAGCTCAGCGTTTTGAGTGTAAGCATTTAAATAAAGGCGGGGCGGCAGGCTATATCGCTAAATACATAGCCAAGAATATTGATGGTTATGCTCTGGAAGGTGAGATAGACCATGAGACTGGCCGATCATTGTCAGAGACTGCCGCAGCCGTTACTGCATGGGCTTCTACGTGGCGCATCCCGCAATTTAAGTCCATTGGTGTACCAACAATGGGAGCCTATCGCGAGCTGCGCAGATTACCGCGTGGCGTGAGTATCGCTAGCGAGTTTGACGAACTTGTCGAAGCTGCAAGAGCAGCGGCAGACGGTGGTGATTTCGCTGCATATATTTCTGCGCAGGGTGGGGCGAATGTCCCACGCGATGAGCAAACGGTAAGAACCGCCCGCCAAGTGATTGATGAGTTAAACGAGTACGACGAAGAGATCCAGAAAATCATCGGCATTTATGCCCCTCATCTTGGCACTGACCTCATCCACGAAACACGCACAACAAAATGGCGCATTGTCGCCAAGGCTGTTGAAGTTGCCGTTCATCCTTTGAATTTAATAAGCGCCTCCGGCGCGCCTCGGAGTCCTGTCAATAACTGTGGGAATCACAATCCGAATCATCAACAGTCAGGAGTGGTTTCACTGGTTAGCAAGGATGCGAAGATGATGGGAGTGCTTAGATATAGCTTCCAAGATGGAATGGAACTGAACCAATAGTTAAGAACATCAAATGATTTAAATTCAAACCATAGAAACATCATGTTTGAATAGAGTTCATGAATTCTTTTTTTTGGTAGATTTGTTGTTTCTGAATTATGATATTTTTCCTGAAAAAGAATTCGAGGCAATTGAAAATATACTGTTAATAGGTTTTATGATAATTAAAAGTCATTATCTGCTCAACTTTATTTCACGATAAAGCTGAGCAGTGATTTTTTTAATACGTATATTCGAGCCAGTCTTTGAGTTTTCCACTCTGTTGGACTGGAGCTGCTGAGCGCTCACGCCACCGAGAGAATAGATCTTGAAGTACGATTCTCATTTTAAAATTATCTTTGAATGAATTTGAAACTTCACCTATGAATGACATTTTTTGTAGTGTGTCAATCGTAGTGGCCGAAAATAAGACATATAATCCAGCTACTAGTCCTTCATTATTACCTTGGTTTAATAATGACACAAACAATTTATCAAGCTCGGCTTCAAAGAAGTAACTTACTGCCTCGGTTTTAGATGGAATATTCTGCCCCATAAAAATACTCAATGCTGATATTCTTATTGTAGGTTTCTCATAAATGTCCCTTGCAATTTTCAAAAGGATATCATTACTTAATCCGTATTTTTCTATTTCCGTTTCAGTATAATGTACTCTCCTAGCATTTAATGAGTGGAAATTATTGTTGTTATATAAAGTGTGTGATGAAGTAAGTACATGGGATAGCGGGATTAAAAACTCAATTTCATTAATTAGGTCAATTTTGAAAGCTTTTAGTTCTCTTGAGACAAATCTTGAGTGAATATAATCAGTGCGGATGTTTTCAAGAAATGACTTTCTAAGCTTTGATTCTTTATCAGGATGGTTCTCGAATAGTTCACCCCACAAAGCTATATAATTTGAACTTACTTTTGGATCTGCTAAAAGGATCTCAATTATGGTTTCCTGTATCACTTTTTCATCTTTTTGAAGAGAATGGAATTTGTTGTTTAAAGAACTCCCCCAAACATGTAAAGCCATTAATGGAAAGTGAGAACATAGTTTTTCCCATTCTTTGATATTGTATTTTTTTTCATTAAACATTGCCATGCTTATAGGAGATGATATTTTACAATTTTTAACCTTCTCTTTATTCATGAGGTTTTTTAAATCATCTCCATTAAAATCACTAAGTGTTAGAATATGCTCCTTTATATTGCTTGATTCAAAGTTTATAGGAATAAGAGATGTAATTATAGTTGGTATTCCATCTGAATTATAATCTGCCACAACAAATAGATTTAAAAATTCTTTATAAGAGCCAATGTCTTTCTTGTTGGAAAATATAATAATGAGTTTCATTAACTCTAATAAAATTGAATTTTTATCTCCAGTAAACTCTATATCTGTAAAGCTTTGTGGTTGAGTACCAGTCACCCAAGAGTGAGTATTAGAAATTATTTGCAGAATTCCATAACTGTCGGCCTTGTTTCTTTCGCTTTCATCTACTTTAAAGTCTTTTCTTTCTTCTTTAAAAATTTCAATAAGAAATTTAATGTTTGTAGCTTTAAACTCTTCACTTTCGGCACAGGTATTGAATTTTGTAAAGAAAATTTTAAATATTTTCATGCAGGAATTTAAGATTGTTATTTTTTTTGTGGTATCAAAAAGTACAATGTTAATTAATTCCTTCATGAACCAGTTGCTAGGTTGTAGTATAGTCTGAGTGTTGTTATACATATCAAAATTGGCTGACATGTCTATTATTGCATTCAGATAATAATCTGGAGAATCGATAATTTTATTTTTAACAGAAGAAAATCTTTCATGTTCTTCGGTGAGCATAATGGTTAATAGATATCCGCTTGATATATTTTCGCTGTAATCCAGCTCAAATAAATTATCAATCATGTTATTAATTAGCCAGGCTCTAGATTGTTCTTGGTGAATAGAGTTAATTCTAGAGTACATTTCATAATCAACGACACCCCACAAAGGTTGAATCACTTTTGAGAACTGATGTCTTATCCGTTTATCTTGCTCCAACACACCTTCAATTAGAAGTCGTAAAGCGGCAAGAGCACCTGTTGCTAAACGTTTTTTATACCCTCTGATCTTGAAATCATCAATATGATCGTCAGTCTTTGCTAATATATCTATAGCTAAGGCAAGTTCTGCTAGTCTAGTATCATTAGATAATGCGCTTAGGGCAAAGTGCACGACTTCCCGCCAATGTGAATCAGAGCAAATTAATTCTAGGCGCTCACGTAGTTCGTTAGATGCTACAGAATTATAAATAAACTCAGCAGCAAAGAATTCTTGTAATTGTCGGATATCAAAACGAACTGTATTACTACTTTCTGGTGTGTTTACGAATACTAATCTTTCAGTTGTAGCCTCCATCAAACTGTTTACAATTTCTGCAACGTTTCCATCTTGGAGCATTTCTGTAGTTTGCTCGGCAAGTTTCCTAAACTCAACTTTATCTAATGTAGCTTCTGCCCCATTACTATTTTCGGCTTTTGCATGAAGTGCTATGCCTAAACGATCGTGTATTGACTTAAGAAGAACATCATTTTCTTGTAAAATTTTTGATATTTTTTTATCTAAGAAATCTTTTAGACTTTCCCTTTTTTTCATTACTTTATAAAAATTACTGAAAAGCTCCCATCTTCTTTCTGGAGGCCTTCCACCATCACGCACAACCACCGCCATAATATGTGATTGCAATGGTGTGGTCATAAGTTCTTTTACTTGGGGTGACTTCATGGCTGATTTTAAAATTTCAATAGATCGTAATCCCTCATCTTCCGCTCGGTTGTATTTTACAACTGAAGAAGCACACGACAGAGCAATTTCAGGTGGTAATGGTTCAAGCCCTACAACAGCAGATTCTAAATTTTCAAATTGACCTGAATATCCTTGTGGGCGAGTAGTGCAAAGAATAAGAACATCAGCATCAATCATTGGGCAAAGTTCATTACTAAATGTTATTATTTCATTTGCAATTGCATCTTTAAGATCATTAGGTACCTCATCTAATCCATCAAAATTAACGAACCAAGAAAAATTTGCAAGTGCATCACAGAATTTTTCAACCGAAACATTTATTCCTGTTTTATTAAAAATTTTATTGCATATATATGTTTGAATGCTTTTTGAACCATTGCTGCTATTATACCAGTTAGCATAATCTTTCAACTCGACAAAAACTGGAACTCGAGGGTTTTTCGGCCAGTATCCTGATTTAGAAGCATATTGTTGCAGCTCTTTAGCCGTTTCTATAATTGCAGGGAGAGCATTAGGTCCATTTTCAGATAAAATAAATGCCGCTCTTTGTATTTGCGTAAAATACTGACCAGCAGTTGATTTACCTTGACCGGGTCCACCTTTTAGTAAAATAACCCTTGCCCTGCAAGGATCTCTTGACCATGCCTTCCATCCGTCACCAAACTCTGACCAAGCTGAAGCTTTCTGGACATTACACGATGTAGAAACTAATGATTTCATGATGAAGTCATTTTCTTCATTGTAAATATTCTTAATAGGGAGGTCTTCAAACAGTTCATAAATTTTCGGTCTTTGATCACTACCCGAACCAGCTTGTTCTAATTTAGTGTATATAAGTTCTGAGAATTGATTGACAATGAGATGGTCAATTATGTTTTTAGTTTTTTGATCTTGCCTTGTTAACTCATCATACAATTTCGAAATTATATGCCCGGGAGTAATAAAATGACCATAATATCTACTGGCACTTTCATTGTGAGCAAGGTAATCGAGTATTTTTTTACCACCCCATATGTCTACTTTGACATGACCACCAAATTCATCATGCACTAATTTTTTTATTCTATCATACGAGCCTTTTGTCCCGGTGGCTGTAGGTTCAACATTCGTCGCTATAATCCAGTTATCGGGACGGGTGCGTGATCCTTTCTGAAATTCAGCGATTTCATTTTTTACTTGGCTGATGAGCCATGGTTGAGGCCTATTTGATAATCCAGATTTTAAAAATTTTGACTGGATGTACCATGTGCCCTCCCATTGTTCAGCAGGAGTTGGATACGGTGCTTTACCAATAAGATAACCGTCCCGACCCGCATCAGGGCCTGCAGCAAATCCAGTAACACCGTTACCTAAGACCTTCAGAGCTAAAAAATTAACTAAGTGTTCAAAAGTATGTGAATCAAGTTGATTCAAGTCATATGGTGTAGGCATAAATTTCCTTATAAAATTATTAGCGATAAAAGTATCTTCATTGCTGATCGTGTGGAATGAAGGTTTGTTACTCAATGAATATGACGTTCCCAACACCGATTTAGTGTTTACTAGTAAAAGAGATAGTTTAAAACAGTCGATTTGTTTTAACGCTAATAAATTAAAATATCTACTAATTTAGAAAGGTTGTTAGAAAAATTCACATCTAGGTTGCATCAAATTGCATTTGATTTTTATAGAGGAATTTATACATTAACACCAGTATTATAAAGACTCGTGCTCGGAATGCGCTTGCATTACAAACGACAAGCAAAGCGAGCAGGCGTGGCGGGGATAGCATTGCGCGCAAACCATGATTATTTATGTTTTTACAGCATGGCTAGAAGGAGTGGGTCGTGTTGATGAGTAGTAGCTGGCACTGGTTGCATGAGCAATAAAAAAGGCCGTATAAACGGCCTTAAGCATTAGGCGTACTGGGTGAGTTTCCAAGTAACGGACTTTCCACTATATGGTGGGAAGCGATTACCTTTCGCGATTGGTGCAGTTGTTGTTGGTGTTCCTACAACAGCCCATACGCCACTTTCTGGGCATGATTCCCCAGTTTTACCGGTTGTTCCAAGAGGTGCTTTTGCCATCACTTTTCTCCAGAAAGTAAGGCTGAAGAGTTCAGCCTTAACAATCCGATGATGAACTTTTGAACAAGGATCTAAAGACTAAAATTTCAATTTTTCATGATATTAATCATGAATTTTCCTCGAAAATACCTTGCAATATATTTATACGAGAAACTTACATTGGAAGTAATAATTGTATCCAGAGGTATTAATATAACTGCTTGATAAGCTTATCTATAATTCATAATCAGTAAACCTGACCACCTCTTTTCCTACCCACTCGTTTAACTCCTTCATGCGCTCCTGCAAAGGAACCAACTCATTACGTACAAATACCTTTGCCGCCTTCTCAACATCACCAAACCCGCCGGTGTTGTTCGGGATAATGCCCATCATCTGCGGTGGCACCCGGTGCGCGCTGAGCAGGTCGTCGCGCGTCGCGTTTTTGATGTTAAAGAAATCATCCTTGGTCGCCACTTCGCTGAGGGGAATGATTTTGATCGCATCCGATTTTCCGCCGGGTGCGTGGTAGAAAATATTTTTAAAATTACCCGAACCCTTAGATTTCGTCATCATGTCGCGCAGTGCTGTCACGTCCTGCGAGTTTTGCGCCGGATCTGTTACATACATGACATAGCCCGCGTGTGCGCCGTTGAGAAAATATTTCCGACGGTACAGCGTCGCTGACTCATTGAGCCATGCGCTATTTAATGCGCTGAGGTATTCCGGCAGGCCGTACAGTTCCTGATTAATGTCCGGCTCTTGCAAATGAAATACGCTCCCCTGACCAAAGGTGTGAGGGGCTATGTAATTCTCCACGAACCAGTAAACATCTTCCTCTACGCCACGGCGCGTGTACTTGGCCGGTGATGCCTCCAGTTTGAGAAGCTGGCCGGTCACGCTCAGGCGTTTTTCGATGAACGCATTACCAAAAACAATGTAGTCCAGCGCGTAGCGGCTGAACTGCTGCTGAGAGAGTAATGGGTGAGGGATGAACGTACTCGCCAGAATATTACGCTTAACGTACATCGGCGAACTGTGGTGAACGGCGGCGCGGAAGCTTTTAGCCAACCCCGAGAAAGTGACCGGCGGTTCGTACCATTTCCCGTTGCTGAGGCATTCCAGATAATTAAGAATATCCCGGCGATCCATCACCGTGGCCGGTTCATCAAAACGAAAAATCTCGCTTTTTTGGGTGTCGGATTGGGGCGTCAGTTTTTTATTGATGCGGTGTTTTTTACGGGTCATATCAGAACATCACCAAGGTAGATTTTATTTGTTTGCCGGAGGCGGCGGTCAGCGGCTCGTTAATCAAAACGTGCATCGTTGCCCATGCGACGTCGGCGTGGCTGGCTTCTTCACTGCGGCTCGCGCGGTAGGTGGATTTTGCCCCGCTGGCCGTCATGGTTTTCTGAATGGCCATGAATGACGCCGTGATATCCGTGTGGCCAGCGTCGTATTGCAGACAGCCTCGATGGATGGTGTTTTTCGCTTTCAGCACCATTTCCGTTTTCACTTCCGGCGTGTATTTGATTTCACGCGCCGCCGGGTAAAACTGCCTGACGAGCTGATAAACGCCCTGACCCACGGTGGTGGCATCGATACCGATGTATTCAACGTTATATTTTTCTGTCAGTGCCTCGATGGCTTTGGCCTGCGCATCAAAATCCATACCCTGCCACTGGTGACGTTCCAGAATGCGGAAAATGCCGCCCGGCTGTGCAGGCGGAGCAATGACCACACACCCGGCACTGTCACCTCCATTAGCTTCCGACGGGTCGTAACCAATCCACACCGGATTGTCATCGAACGGGTGAAAGACGTAGGGATTAAAGTCCGGCCACTCTTCGAGACTGTCCACCATGCAGCCCTGCAACTCCTCAAACGGGAATACCGACGATTTATCATCGACAAATTCACACATCAGCAGGTTCTGATATTCGGACGGGCTGTATTCGAGCGAAAGCTGGTTGATGTCGAACAGGTCGCAGCCCCCGGACAGCGCATCTTCCACGGTGACAATCTGCCGCCACTGGCCGTCGGCACATTCCACCCCGGCGGCTAAATGGCTGTGGCTGAGGTCGAGCTGAATACGCTGGTCTTTGTGCCGACGCCCTTTATTAAATAACTCCCCAGACCAGAACGGATAAGCGCTGTGGGCAAGGCTCGACGGCGTGGAGAAATAGGTGGTACGCCATTTTTTATGCAGTGACATCCCGGAGGCCACTTTGCGCAGCTCCTGAAATTTCGGGATCCAGAAATATTCATCCAGATAAAGATTGCCGGTGTAGCTCTGCGCTGTGCGGATATTTGTTCCGAGAAAGAACAGGCGCGCCCCGTTTGAAAGCTGCATCGGGTCGCCTTTGAGATCTACGTCAACCTGACGGGCAAAGTCGATGATGTAATTTTTAAAGACATGCGCTTGTGATTTACTGGCCGAGATAAATATCTGATTACGTCCGGTGGTCAGCGCATCAAGTAGTGCCTCGCGGGCAAAAAAGAAGGTCGCGCCAATCTGGCGAGATTTGAGAATATTGCGGATGCGGTGCTGTAAACCCGCCTGATGCCAGCCGCGCTGATACTCAAACGCCTCATCGAGAAAAATGTCACTGAGTTTGGCGATAGCGTCATCCGTGAAAACGTTTTTCTCCGCCTTTTTTCGCTCCCCTTTGTTGCGGTTCGCCACGTTCGGATTTAAATCAGCTTCGCTGCCGGTGGACATGTAGCGGTTAACCCTTGCGAGGCGCTCAATCTGTCGGCCCAGTAGGTCGATTTCTTTAAAATCCTGCCCCTCTTTTTTTGTTTTCATTACCAACTGACTCAGCCGCGCCTCAATGCTGTTTTCAATACGGGAAATTGGCGCGATGTCATCCCATTTCTCTCGTTGTTTCCAGCTTTGCACCGTCGGTTTTTTCAAGTTCAGCATTTCCGCAATTTGGGTCACGGAAAAACCCTGCCAGTAGAACAGTGCCGCCTGTCTGCGAGGGTCGTTGATTATTCCAGTGTTGCTATTTTCGGTCATGTCATCGCTCCGTTGTATCAATGACTGCAACGCTACGCATCGGGCTACAACCCCGCATTAACCCCCTGTTGTGTAATGGATCGTCAGACGGCCACCGCTGGCCGTGCGGGCGTCAGGTCGGGAAACTAGCCCCGAACCTAACTCCCACTCAGGACATCTGAACAATGGCAAAGAAAGTATCGAAATGGTTTCGAATCGGCGTTGAGGGTGATACCTGCGACGGCCGCAATATTGAGGCAAGCGACATTCAGCAAATGGCCGCAGCGTTTGATCCGCGCGTCTACGGTTGCCGCATCAATCTGGAGCACATCAGAGGCTTATTACCCAGCGGTGACTTTAAGCGTCTCGGTGATGTCGTCGAACTGAAAGGCGAGAAAATTGATGATGATTCAGCCCTGAAAGGTAAGTGGGCGCTGTTTGCCAAAATCACCCCGACTGACGAGCTGGCCGCAATGGTCAAAGCGGGGCAGAAAATTTATACCTCCATGGAAATTCGCCCGAATTTCGCCAACACCGGTAAAGCGTATCTGGTCGGTCTGGCCGTGACTGATGACCCCGCCAGCCTTGGAACGGAAATGCTCGAATTCAGCGCCCGCGCTAAGGTCAACCCGTTCGCCGGTAAGAAAGACCAGCCGGATGATTTGTTCTCCGTGGCCACCATTGCCGAGCTGGATTTCGAAGACCTGCCCGACAACCTGCTTACCAACCTGACGGAAAAGATCAAAGGGATGTTCAGCACCAAACAGACCAGCGATGACGCCCGTTTTTCTGACGTGCAGGGTGCGATCACGGTCGTGGCCGAGGAATTACAAATCGCCGGTGAAACCACCGCAAAACGCTTCTCTGAACTGGAGCAGGAAATTACCGCGCTGAAAGGGCAGGTAAAAACCAGCGATGCAGCGCTTACCTCATTAAAAACCTCCCTCGACAGCACCGAAAGTTTCAAACAACCGAAACGCCCGGTCTCTCCGGGTGGCAACGGTGAAAGCACCTTTTTGACGAACTGCTAACCGGCGGCGTTCCCCTTTATTCCTGATAAACAGTGAGAGAAACATGCGTAAGAACACCCGTTTTAAATTTAATGCCTACCTGTCCCGTCTGGCCGAACTCAACGGCGTTGATGTGGAGGATTTGAGTAAAAAATTCAGCGTTGAACCCTCCGTGACGCAGACGCTTATCACCACCGTGCAGGAGTCCTCTGAATTTCTGAGTCGCATCAATATGGTGCCGGTGGATGAACAGGAAGGTGAAAAAATCGGCCTTGGCGTGACCGGTTCTATTGCCAGTACCACGGATACCGACGGTGGCAGCGAGCGTAAAACCGCAGATTTTCAGGCGCTGGCTTCACGCAAATATAAGTGCGAGCAGGTCAATTTCGATTTCCATATCCGCTACAACACCCTCGATTTGTGGGCGCGTTATCAGGACTTCCAGACCCGTCTGCGCGATGCAATCGCCAAACGTCAGGCACTGGATTACATCATGGCCGGTTTCAATGGCGTAAGCCGCGCGGAAACGTCTGACCGCAGCAAGTTCCAGATGTTGCAGGACGTGGCTGTCGGCTGGCTGCAAAAGCTGCGTAACGAAGCCGCCGAGCGCGTGATGGATAAAGTCACCGATGACACCGGCGCGGTGGTTTCCGACACCGTGCGCATCGGTGTGAAGGGCGATTTCGAAAATATTGACGCTGCGGTCATGAACGCCACCGATTTTCTGCTGGACGCGTGGCATTCAGAAGACCCCGGACTGGTAGTGATTTGCGGTCGTAAAATGCTTTCCGATAAGTATTTCCCGCTGATTAACAAATCGCAGGAAAACAGCGAAAAACTGGCCGGTGACATTATCGTCAGCCAGAAACGCATCGGTAATTTGCCTGCGGTGCGTGTGCCTTACTTCCCGGACAATGCCCTGCTGATCACACGTCTGGATAACCTGTCTATCTACATCATGGACAGCTCACACCGTCGCCATATCGAAGAAGTGGCTCGCCGTGACCGCATCGAAAACTACGAATCCCTGAAAATTGACTTTGTGGTCGAAGACTACGGTTGCGCGGCGATGATTGAAAACATCGAGCTCGGCGATTTCACCCCTGAAAAAAACGAACCGGCCTCATCACCGGCGACCGAAACCCAACCTGAAACCGAGGCATAACCCATGCTGAGTCCCGCACAGCGTCACATGATGCGGGTCTCTGCTGAAAAAGCCTCATCGCAGCGGGTCAGTGATCCGCTGCGTTCAGCACTGCCATACGGTCAGATGCTGATGAAGCTGCGCGGAGATCGCCAGATACTCAAATCCATTTATTCCGTTGAAGACAAAGCCCGACGCAAGCGCGACATGTTGCCAGCCTATGCGCCGTGGATTGCCGGTGTGCTGGCCAGCGATGCCGGAAATCAGGATGACGTCCTGATGACGATGTTGCAGTGGTCACTCGATGCGGGGGACATTCGCGGCTCGTTCGACATGGCGCGCTATGCGCTAAAACACGGTCTCAGTGTGCCGAATAACAAGCGCCCGACGCCGTATTTATTTGCCGAAGATGTTGCGCTGGCCGCGATGCGGGCCCGCAGTGCCGGGCAGGCCGTCAGCGCTGATGACCTGCTGACCGTTATTGATATGACCCTCCCGCACGACATGCCGGATCCGGTGCGCGCCAGGCTGCACAAAATTACCGGTCTGGTACTGCGCGACAACGGTCAGCCCGAACAGGCGCTTGTTCAGCTAAAACGCGCGATGCAGCTTGATAGCGTTGCCGGTGTGAAAAAAGACATAGAGCAACTGGAGAGAGCACTGCGGCCAGCGGTGGTGGTGGCGAAGCCTGATGCCGCCCCGCGCAAAACCAAGCCTAAAGCCACCCCGGCTAAGCGTGGCCGCCCGCGTAAGGCAAAGCCCAGTTGTTAACAGAAAGCGCCCCGCGCCGGACGGCACGCAGGCCGATGCAGGTTTTTACCTCGTCTGACGCCTGCGTCCACCGTCCACCTATTTGAGGTTTGAACATGGATATTGTCATGACCGCAGCAGCGGCGAGCTCCACCGTAGTGATCCCCCCTGAGCAGGCGGTCATTCCCGTTATCACCAATACGTTCTTTTTCCCGGACGTTGACCCAAAACTGGTGAGCGAACGTATCCGCCTCGGCCACGTGGTGACGGATGAACGCCTGCGCGCCGCGATTAAGTCCGCAATGGCCGAGGTCAACGCCGAGCTTTATCTCTTCCGGGAGGCGCAGATCGAGGCAGGATTTAAAACGCTGGCGGATGTGCCCGCTGAAGCGCTCGACGGGGAAAGCGTGAAGTGTTTCCACTACCTGAGTGCAGTCTGTGCGATGACCACCGCCGTGATTTATGAGCGTTACCGCAGCTATGACGCCAGCGCGAAGGGTGACAAAAAGGCCGATGCGCTGGAGGTGTCGGTAGATGACCAGTGGCGTGACATGCGTTGGCATTTGTCCCGGTTACAGGGGCACGCGCGCGGCATGGTGAGCCAGCTCTGATGAAAGTCATCGCACAGCAGGGCGACACGCTCGACGCCCTGTGTTTTCGCTACTACGGGCGAACCGGGGGCGTCGTTGAGACGGTACTGACCGCGAATCCCGGTCTGGCTGAATTAGGCGAAGTCCTGCCGCACGGCACCGCCGTGATTTTGCCAGACGTTGATACCGCCTCCACTTCTGAAACCGTCCAGCTATGGGACTGACGATGGAAAAAATATCTTCAATGTTTGCCTATGGGCTCGCGGCATTGCTGGCTTTTATCGGCGCGCTGACGCCGCAGGATTTCGCCTTTCTGGTGGGGGCTGCGGTGGCCGTGGGGACGTTTTTCGTTAACTGGTACTACCGGCGCAAAAGCTACAAGTTGCTGGAGCGTAACGGCCTGAGCCAGAGGGTTTTCGATGAACTCAATCGTTAAACGTTGCAGTGTGGCCGTCGTGTTGGCACTCGCCGCGCTGATGCCAGATCACCGGTTTGTCAAAACCTCCGACGAGGGGCTGGCCATTATTGCCAACCTCGAAGGGTGCCGCCTGAATCCGTACCAGTGCAGTGCCGGAGTCTGGACATCTGGCATCGGCCACACTGCGGGGGTGAAGCCCACGCAGAACATCACGGAGCAGGACGCCGCCCGTAATCTGATCGCTGACATCATCATGACGGAGCGCGCCGTGAATAAATGCATGCCGGTGACCATGCCGCAGCCGGTGTATGACGCCGTGATCAGTCTGGCGTTTAACGTCGGCACGGGAGCGGCATGTAAATCCACGCTGGCCTATTTCATCAGGCACGGTGAATGGTCGCAAGCCTGCCAGCAGCTCCCCCGCTGGGTGTATGTCAATGGCGTGTGGAATAAGGGACTCAACAACCGCCGGGCGGTTGAGCTGAAACACTGCATGAAGGGGGTGCCATGAAATACATCATCACGGTGTTAGTGCTGACCCTCGCGGGTGCGCTCTTTGCGTGGCGGGGAGCAAATCAGAAAGTGGCAGCGGCAAACCAGCACATTCAGCAATTAACAACGACGCTGGAAGCCAGCGCGCTGGCCATCAGTGAACTGAAAGCCAGCGGTCAGCGTAATGAGCGTGCGCTGGTTGTACTCCGTCAGCAGGTTAATGCGGCGGGTGTGCTGGCCGCGCGTCGGAATCAGACGATCACGAGGTTACTCAATGAAAATGAAGCACTGCGCGGCTGGTTTCAGTCTCCTTTGCCTGATGACATTATCCGGCTGCACACCCGTCCCGCGTTCGACAAACCCGGCGATTATTTACGTTGGCTGTCCGAAAGTCAGCAGTTGTCCGATGCCGGGAAGTAACCCGAAAACCAACGGTGATTTAAGCGAAGACAATCGCCAACTGGAGAGCGCGCTGGTGAACTGTGCGCTGCAAGTCGAGACCGTTAAACAGTGTCAGGAGTCCCACGATGTTGAAGCCCGCCAGCCTGAAAAACGCGATCTTTAAGTCCGTTCCGTTGCTGCGTGATAACCCGGACATGCTGCACATGTTTGTTGATGGCGGCACGATTAATGCCACGCTGGCCACGTCGTTATCGTTTGAGAACCGCTACACGCTGGATATTGTCGTCACGGATTACACCGGGGATTTAAACCTGCTGATTGTGCCGGTTAACGTGTGGCTGCGGGAGCATCAGCCGGACATCATGACCACAGAGGAAGGGAAAAAACGCGGCTTCACCTACGTAGCAGATATTAATAACGACGACAGCAAAGACGTGCGCATGAGCCTGCAACTGACCGAGCGCACCATCGTCAAAGAAGCTGACCGCAGGCTAACGGTTACACCACTGGATGAGCCTCCGCTGCCGGTGCCGGTACACCGGCCAATAGAGCTGTATGTGCATGGCAAGCTGGTGAGCCAATGGGATGAATGAGCTCAAGCCCTTTGACGATAAGCTTGCCGGATTGCTGGCCAGCCTGTCTCCCGCTGGCCGTCGTAAGATGGCCGCAGAGATTGCTAAAAAGCTGCGAGCCAGCCAGCAGCAGCGCATTAAGCAACAAAAGGCACCGGACGGAACGCCATACGCTAAGCGAAAGCGTCAGCCGGTCAGGGGTAAAAAGGGCAGAGTAAAGCGGGAAATGTTCGCCAAGTTGCGCACGGCGCGATACCTCAAGACGAAAGGCAGCAGTGAGGCTGCGGTGGTCGAATTTGCAGGCAAGGTTCAGCGGATTGCACGAATCCATCAGGAAGGTTTACCGGATAGACCGAACAAATATAGCCAAAGTGTTAAATATGAAACGCGTCAACTGTTGGGATTCAATTATTCTAGCTATAGAGAAATAGAAAACATTATAGTTTCAAGACTATTGGAAACGTGAATTCATACGGTTTCGTTTATTTATTTTTTTCTGCTAAGTTTTAATTGCATCTGTTTTGATGTGACTAAACATATAAAAGGTAGAGGCCAATATGAATACTCTTAAGATTGTATTTATAAGTTTTCCTTTTGTTTTTTCTGGCTGTGCACACTTTGATTTTGACAAGTACTCTGATAATAGTAAGCCGGGTATAGTTTACTTTAATCCCAAACCTTACTTTCTTCTTTCAATTGATGCTAAATGTAGTTCAGTTGGGACTGTTGTAATGATGCCAGATGAGAAGATGGTTATTAGGCCGGTGTCAGGAATTGGTAATTCTGATTTGTCCGTCAAGTTTTCACAAGGTTTTATAACTGAGTTGGGGCAAAAAAATGATACCCAGACACCAACTACAATAGCTGCTATAACCGATCTTGCAGTCAAGGCAGCAGCATTGTCTGCAACATTGTTTAGTAACAACATTCCGTTATCAAATGAAAAGGAAACGAAAGCATCACAAGAGAACACGGTTTGCACTCCTAAATCATTCCTTTATCCATTTGAAAATGGTATTCCAGATAAAAGTAAACGTATAGAGTTTAAAATTTAAAATATTAATGATGTGACAGACCCTTTAAATAAGGGTTAATAATATTACCTTGATCATTGTTTGTTGTATGAGTAACCATATTACGTTATCTCATTGCCGCCGGAGTCCTCCGGCGGCATCCTTTCCTCATGAATACACTCGAAACGCTTTCCGAACTTGCGCGCGCCGTGCGCGACATTATCCGCATTGGCGTAGTTGCCGAAGTGAATACAACGCAGGGTGTCTGCCGCGTCCAGTCCGGGGAACTTGTGACGGACTGGCTGCACTGGCTGACGTCCCGCGCCGGTAGTTCGCGGAGTTGGTGGGCCCCCTCCGTGGGTGAGCAGGTTCTGCTTTTATCACTGGGCGGTGAACTTGATACCGGGTTTGTTTTGCCGGGGATTTACAGCGATGACTTTCCCGCACCGTCCGTATCCGCAGAGGCTTATCACGTCAGGTTTTCTGACGGCGCTCAATTCCAGTATGAACCGGCCAGCGGTGCGCTGACGGTGAGAGGCATACAGACCGCTGATGTATCTGCCACAAAATCTATTCAGGCTACCGCCCCTAATGTGACGGTGACGGCCAGCGGGAAAATCACGCTCGATACGCCGGAGGTGGTGTGTACCAACAAACTGACCACTGGCTCATTAGAGGTGAAAAAAGGCGGGGCGATGAAAGGCAATATTGCACACAGCGGCGGCGCGTTTACCTCCAACGGTGTGCAGGTAGATACCCATACACACGGTGGCGTTCAGACCGGCGGCGGAAATACCGGTAAACCGAATTGATAGCTGAGGTTTTGATAATGAGTAATGCGAGGTATCTCGGCATGTCCCGCCATTCCGGACGCGCGGTTGAGGACATGGAGCACATCAACCAGTCGGTGAGCGATATTCTGAGAACGCCGATAGGTTCGCGCGTTATGCGCCGAAATTATGGCTCATTGCTTTCCGAACTGACTGACCAGCCGCAAAACGCCGCGCTTCGCCTGCAAATTATGGCCGCGTGTTATTCCGCGATCCTCAAGTGGGAGCCGCGCATCAGTCTGACGGGCATCACCTTTAATTCGACTTTTGACGGCGCGATGGTGGTCAATATCACGGGTAACCGAACCGATACCCCCGGCAGTTTCTCCTCTTCCATCTCACTGAGTTAACACTATGGCTCTTATTGATTTAAGCCAGCTTCCCGCGCCGGATGTGGTCGAGGAACTGGACTATGAAACCCTGTTTGAAGAGCGCAAAGCCACGTTGTTGTCACTGTATGACGAGAGCGAACGCGAGGCTGTCGCCCGCACCTTGGCGCTGGAATCTGAGCCCATCGTTAAGCTATTACAGGAGAACGCTTACCGTGAGGTGATTTTGCGTCAGCGTGTCAACGAGGCGGCGCGCGCCAATATGCTGGCCTACGCCACCGGCGCTGACCTCGACCAGCTCGGTGCAAATTATAACGTTGCGCGTCTGGTTATCACGGAGGCTGATGATTCCGTTTTGCCGCCTGTGGCGGAGGTGATGGAAAGTGACGGGGATTTCCGTGTGCGCATTCAGCAGGCTTTTGAGGGGCTGAGTGTGGCAGGTTCAGCAGGCGCCTATCAGTTTCATGGCCGCAGTGCCGATGGCCGTGTGGCGGATGTGTCAGTGATTAGCCCGGCACCGGCCAATGTGACTATTTCCGTACTTTCGCGTGAAGGTGACGGCACGGCCAGCGCGGAGCTTATCGGGATTGTGAATACTGCACTCAATGCGGAGGACGTGCGCCCGGTGGCTGACCGCGTGACGGTGCAGTCAGCGCAGATTATCCCTTATCAGATCACCGCCAAGCTCTATGTTTATCCGGGACCGGAGTTAGAGCCCGTCAGGCTGGCCGCAGTGGACAAGCTTAACGCCTACACGCTGGCACAGCACCGGCTGGGGCGAGATATTCGTCTCTCTGCTATCTATGCCGCGCTGCATGTTGAAGGTGTGCAGCGGGTCGAACTCACGCAGCCGCTGGCCGATCTCGTACTGGATGACACGCAAGCATCATATTGTTCGTCGTCCTCCATCACCCTCGGAGGCACTGATGAGTAATGCGCGCCTGCTACCTGTGGGCTCCTCGCGGCTGGAGGTCGCCGCCGCTGCGGCCTGCGCTGAGCTCACCGCTGTTCCTGTGCCGCTGCGCGATTTATGGAACCCGCAAACCTGCCCGGCGAAGTTCTTACCCTATCTTGCGTGGGCATTTTCGGTTGACCGGTGGGACGAAAGCTGGCCGGAGGCAACGAAACGCGGGGTGATCCAGTCGGCTTATTTCATCCATACCCATAAAGGCACTATCAGCGCGATCCGCCGGGTGGTTGAGCCGCTGGGGTACGTCATCAAGATTTCTGAATGGTGGGAAACCAACAGCCCGCCCGGCACGTTTCGCCTCGATATCGGTGTGCTGGAAAGCGGTATTACCGAAGAAATGTATCAGGAAATGGAGCGGCTCATTGCAGATGCGAAACCCGCCAGCCGCCACCTTGAGACGCTGACCATCATTCAGGATATCCCCGGACACATTTTTGTCGGCGCGCTTTCTTACGACGGCGACGTCATCACCGTTTATCCGGCCTAAGCAGAGGAAAACTTATGGCGACTTATAAAGCATTACTGACTACCGCCGGAGCGGCCAAAATCGCCGCCGCCACGGCAGGCGGAAAGCAGGTCAAAATCACACGTATGGCCGTCGGTGACGGGGGCGGAAAACTCCCAACCCCTGACCCAAAACAGACCAAGCTGGTTAATGAGGTTTATCGTGCCAATCTCAACCGCTTAAGCATTGATGCCAAAAACAGTCATTATCTGGTGGCCGAGCTGGTGATCCAACCTGACGTCGGCGGCTTCTGGATGCGTGAAATGGGTTTATACGATGCTGACGGTGTGTTGGTTGCTGTCAGCAATATGGCGGAAAGTTATAAACCCAAGCTTGCTGAAGGGTCAGGCCGGTTACAGACGCTGCGGATGGTGCTCATCGTCAGCGAAATTGAGTCCGTCGCACTGAGCATTGACGGCTCCACGGTGATGGCCACAAAAGATTATGTAGACGATAAACTCTCCGAACATGAGAAATCCCGTAACCATCCCGACGGAACGCTGACGACAAAAGGTTTTGTGCAGCTTAACAGCTCGGTCAGCAGTACCAGCGAAACGCTGGCGGCGACGCCAAAGGCGGTGAAAGCGGCCAATGACAACGCCAATACCCGCGTACCTTCCGCCCGTAAAATTAACGGCAAGGCGTTAAGCGCAGACCAGAATCTCACCGCTGCGGATGTTGGGGCGCTCCCCGTTATCACGACGGTCTTGGGCGCGACCAACATCAACACGCTTAATCTGGAAAAGATTGGTCTTTATGTGCAAAGCACAGGAGCCAGTGCCACCGTCGCCAATGGCTATCCCGCAGGCTCACAGGCTGCGGGGGTACTTGAAGTCATGCCTGCGTCATGGACAGGCGGTGTATTGCAGCGTTATACGGTCCAAAACACCGGCATGGTGTGGACTCGGGCGTTAAATGCTTCGTGGAATGGGACTGACGGGCCATGGCGTGACTGGGTGCAAGTCAGCGCGGTGAATTCCGTCACGGTACCTTCGGCCATTCTGACAACCACGGATATCAATACTCTGGGCTTTGCCAGCGGAGTCGGAAGTGCCGCCCTGTACGCGCAGCCTAAAAATGCCAACGCCACGGCGGCGCTGCACTATCCGCAGGGCATCGCAGGCACGCTGTATGTCACGCCGAGCGCCTACGGCTGTCAGCAGATGTATGTCACTTTCACTGGCAATATCTGGAATCGAGGGCTGTCTGCTGACTGGAACGGTGCAGATGGTCCATGGAAAGAGTGGGTGCCGACGTACAGCGCGAATAACAAGCCCACCGCTGCCGACGTGGGCGCGTGGACGGCCGCGCAAAGCGCCGCCAGTGAAAAGGCGCTGGCGGATGAGGTGGCGACGGCCTTTAAAATCCGCCCGAATTTAACCGCGACAGACTCCCCAAACACTCTTCGCGGCAGTGCAATGTTTGGACATTATGGCGTGCCGGGCGCAGCAGCAGCGACCACGGAAAAAGGCTATCCGATGAACGGTTTTGTTGGTGTCATTTTCGTGACGTGGGGTCCGAATGCGACACAGCAGATAGCCTTTAACAATAATGGCCGACAGTTTACCCGAGCAGCTACCGGCGCATGGAACGGCGCAGATGGTCCGTGGTCTGCATGGGCCGAGGTATACAGCCCAAATAATAAACCCACTGCCGCCGACGTTGGCGCACTTCCTGCCGCTGGCACTGCGGCGGCGGCAACTAAATTAGCCACGGTGCGAAAGATTGCCGGTGTGGCGTTTGACGGTACGAAAGATATCGCGCTGAATGCAGATAATGTTGGCGCATTTCCCCGAAATGGCGGTGATGTCAACGGTGGCGTCACGGCTAATTTTCTCCGGGCGATAACCCTCCCGCAACCCGGAAACGGGCAAGGGACATATTTAGGCTGGAATGAAAGCGGTGGTCAGGGTGAGTCTAACTTTGTGAACAACAAAGGCGGCGGTGTAGGTGGCTTTCTTTTCCGCACCGTTAACCAAGCGAATTCCGTGCAAACGGGTTACGTCAGAATTTCCGGCACTGGAGACCTGAGTGCACAGGGTAATTTTTACACTGACGGTGGCGGAATTTATGAGATGGGGCAGCGGGTTTTCAGCCCCAACAACCGGCAACCAGTCAATGCGAATACCGCCAATCTCGGCGGTGGCTGGTGGCGGTGTGGTGATACCGGCATGATTAAGCAGTGGGGCGTCGTCAACAAAGGGAGTCGCGGCTGGTCAACGGTAAATTTCCCCATTCCTTTCCCGAGTACCTGCGTCAACGTTCAGGTAACGGCTATCAATGGCGGCGGCGGGACGTTCAACGACAACTTCGGCACGGCACAAATTATTAACAACGTCGGCTTCACCTGCGGGCAGGACAGCGCAGGCAGTTACTGGGAAGCCACCGGCTGGTAAGGGGATTAAATGAGTCACTATTACAGCGCAATCACCACAAGTCTTTATGTTTACAGCCCGCTCACCAATGGCTTTTATCCGCGAGAGCTGCGGGAAGTGTACGACGATGCAGGAAGCTGGCCTGATGATGGCATTGCGGTAAGTGATGTCGTATACCGTGAATACCAAACCCTCCCCCCGCCAGAGGGGAAAATGCGGGTTGCAGGTGGGGATGGTTTGCCGGTATGGGCTGATTTACCGGCACCCACGAATGAAGAATTAAAGGCCGATGCGGAATCAACACTCTCTCGGCTCATGACAAAAGCAAACCTCGCCATTGCGCCCTTGCAAGATGCTGTTGATATTGAGGATGCAACGCATGATGAAATTGCAAAGCTTAAAAACTGGAAAAAATACCGTGTTGCACTAAACCGGCTAGATTTATCTTTAGTGCCTGATATCGACTGGCCTCAGTTGCCTGAATAAATCACTGCCCCGAAAGGGGCTTTTTTTCGTCTGTTGTACTGACCCCCTCCCAACGTTCACCCCTCGCCCTGACCCCCGTTAAACAACAAAATTACCTTGCCTATTTTAACGGAGTTAAGCCGATGAGTGATTTTCACCACGGCGTGCAGGTCGTCGAAATTAACGACGGAACGCGCGTCATTACCACCGTATCCACGGCCATTATTGGCATGGTCTGCACGGCCAACGACGCTGACGAAAAAGTCTTTCCGCTGAACACGCCGGTGTTAATTACCGATGTGATCGCAGCGCAGGGCAAGGCGGGAAAAACCGGCACCCTGTTACCGGCGCTGACGGCCATTGGCGATCAGTGCAAACCGGTCACCGTCGTGGTGCGCGTGGCGGAATCAGAAAACGAAGATGCGGAAGCCGCCGCCGCCGAGACCCTCTCTAATATCCTCGGCGGTGCCGGTGCCGACGGTAAATATACCGGCCTGAAAGCCCTGCTCACTGCCGAGGCGGACACTGGCGTCAAACCGCGCATCTTGGGTGTGCCGGGTCTGGACTCTCAGGAAGTGGCCACGGCGCTGGCCACGGTCTGCCAGTCGCTGCGCGCTTTCGGTTATATCAGCGCGTGGGAATGCAAAACGCTCTCTGATGCCATTAAGTACCGTGACAATTTCAGCCAGCGTGAACTGATGCTTATCTGGCCTGATTTTATTTCTTGGGACACCACGGCAAACGCCAGCTCTACCGCTTACGCCACGGCGCGCGCGTTAGGTCTGCGCGCTAAAATCGACCAAGACACCGGCTGGCATAAAACCCTGTCAAACGTTGGCGTTAATGGCGTGACCGGCATCAGCGCTTCGGTGTTTTGGGATTTGCAGGCAGCGGGTACTGATGCTGACCTGCTCAATGAGGCCGGTGTCACGACGCTGGTACGCAAAGACGGCTTCCGCTTTTGGGGTAACCGCACCTGTTCTGATGACCCGCTTTTCCAGTTTGAGAGCTACACTCGCACCGCGCAGGTGCTGGCTGACACGATGGCCGAGGCGCATATGTGGGCGGTGGACAAGCCGATGACCGCAACGCTTATCCGCGACATCATCGACGGCATCAACGCCAAATTCCGTGAGCTCAAATCGAACGGCTACATCATTGACGGCAACTGCTGGTTTGATGAATCGGCGAACGATAAAGACACCCTGAAAGCCGGGAAACTTTACGTTGATTATGACTACACGCCGGTGCCGCCGCTGGAAAGCCTGACCCTGCGTCAGCGCATCACTGCCACCTACCTCGTCAATCTGGCCGCATCCATTAACAGCTAAGGGCATTCACCATGGCACTTCCTCGCAAACTGAAATACCTCAACCTGTTTAACGATGGTCTGAGTTACATGGGTCTCGTGCAGTCGGTCACGTTGCCGAAGCTGACCCGCAAGCTGGAGAACTATCGCGGCGGCGGCATGAACGGCTCCGCAGCGGTGGATTTTGGTCTGGACGATGACGCGCTGACCGTTGAGTGGTCAATGGGCGGACTCCCGGACAGTGCCCTGTGGGCGCAGTATGCCGCCTCCGGTGCGGCTGATGTGCCGCTGCGTTTTGCCGGTTCTTTCCAGCGCGACGACACCGGCGACACCTCCGCCGTGGAAATCGTAATGCGGGGTCGCCACAAAGAAATCGATACCGGCGACATGAAACAGGGCGAAGACATCGAAAGCAAAATCACCACGCAGTGCAGCTATTACAAGCTGGTGATTGACGGGAGCACCCTGATTGAAATCGACACCGTGAACATGGTCGAAATCGTCAACGGCACTGACATGCTGGAAAAACACCGCCGCAATATCGGCCTGTAATTTTTGTGTGGCCAGCGCGCTGGCCACCTCCACCTAATCCAACGGAAATCACTCATGAAAAAGAAAGAAACTACCCCGGAAAACCAGAACATCGTGACGCTCAATACGCCCATTAAACGCGGTGAAACCGTCATTAGCGAAGTCAATGTGATCTGCCCGAATGCGGGAGCGCTGCGCGGGGTCAGTCTGGCTGACGTCGCCAGCTCGAACGTCGATGCGCTGCTGGTTGTGTTGCCCCGCATCACCTACCCGAACCTGACGAAAGAAGAGTGCGCCGCGCTGTCATTACCGGACATGATCAGCTTAGCGGGCAAGGTGATTGGTTTTTTAGTGCCGAATTCGGAGAGCTGATTTTTCCACCCCGGCTGTCAGTGGATGACCTGATAGCCGACGTGGCGGTGGTCTTTCACTGGCCACCGTCAGAGCTCTATCCGATGAGCCTGACCGAGCTCGTCATATGGCGCGGAAAGGCGCTCGAACGAAGTGGACACGCCCATGAGCAATAACGTCACCTTACAGGTTTTACTCAAAGCCGTTGACCAAGCCAGCCGCCCGTTTAAATCCATCCAGACAGCGAGTAAATCGCTGTCTCAGGATATCCGAAGTACCCAAAACACCATTAAGCAGCTCAACGCTCAGGCTGGTCAGATTGAGGGGTTTCGTAAAACCAGCGCGCAGCTTGCGGTCACCGGCCAGTCACTCAAAAACGCAAAGCAGGAAGCCGCCGCGCTGGCGATCCAGTTCAAAAACACCACCAATCCGACGCGGGCGCAGGCTAAGGCAATGGAGGAGGCCAAACGTGCCGCGTCTGACCTGCAACTCAAATACAACGGCCTGCGCCTGTCCGTGCAACGCCAGCGTCAGGCGCTGTCAGAGGCCGGTATCAGTACGCGCTCGCTGTCAGAATCTGAACGCCGTCTGAAAAGCTCAATCAGTGAAACCACCGCGCAGCTCAACCGCCAGCGGGATTCACTGGCTCGCGTCAGCGCGCAGCAGGCCAGACTCAACGCCGTCAGGCAGCGGTATCAGTCCGGTAAACAGCTTGCGGGCAGCGTGACCGCCGCCGGGGCGCGCGGTGTCGGCGTGGCTGCGGCCGGAACGGTTGCGGGTGGCGCGGCGCTGAAGCCGGGCTATGACTTTTCGCTGAAAAACTCAGAGCTTCAGGCGGTTCTCGGTCTGGAGAAGGACTCCGCCGATATGCTGAGTCTGCGTAAGCAGGCGCGTCAGTTGGGTGATAACACCGCCGCCTCGGCAGATGATGCCGCCGCCGCGCAAATCATCGTCGCCAAATCCGGCGCGGATAAAGACGGCATTCTGGCGGCCACGCCGACCATCCTGAATTTGTCGCTGGCCAATAAACAGAGCATGGAAGATAACGCCAGTTTACTGATGGGGGTGAAATCGGCTTTTGGTCTGGCGAATGACAAGGTTGCGCACATTGGTGATGTACTTTCCACCACCATGAACAAAAGCGCCGCTGACTTTGCGGGCATGAGTGACGCACTGACCTATGCGGCACCGGTGGCTAAAAATGCCGGGGTCAGCGTGGAGCAAACCGCCGCGATGGTCGGCGCGCTGGCCGATGCGAAAATCACGGGGTCAATGGCCGGGACGGGGAGCCGGGCACTCATCACCCGTTTACAGGCACCGACAGGCGCCGCCGCCACCGCGCTGGATGAGCTTGGTGTTAAAACGGCTGACCGCAAGGGGGATTTCAGGCCGATATTTACCATTCTGAAAGAAATGCAAAAGAGCTTTAAAAAAAATAATCTCGGCACGGCGCAGAAAGCGCAGTACATGAAAGCCATTTTTGGTGAAGAGGCCAGCTCTGCGGCTGCGGTGCTGATGAATGACGCCTCATCGGGCAAGCTCGACGCGCTGACCCAAGCCCTGCGGACGTCAGACGGAAAAACGGCGGAGCTGGTCGAGATTATGCAAAACAATCTCGGCGGGGATTTTAAAGAGTTTCAGTCGGCGTATGAGGCCGTCGGCACTGATATTTATGACCAGCAGGAGGCATCGCTGCGCAGCCTGACCCAAACGGCCACAAAGTATGTGCTGAGGCTGGATAAATGGATTGTTGATAATAAGGCGCTGGCCACGACGCTGGCGAAAATTGCCGGTGGCGCGGTGATGCTGGTCGGGGCGCTGGGGGTGATTGGGCTGATAGCGGGACCGGTTATCGGTGGCATAAACATGATTGTGGCCGCGGCTACCGGTTTATGGTCGGCGCTGAGTATCGCAGGCGGTGCGATTGCGACGGTGATCGGCGGGCTGACATGGCCGATTGTGGCCATTGGGGTGGCCATCGTCGCCGGTGCGCTGCTTATCCGCAAATATTGGGAACCCATCAGCGCCTTTTTCTCCGGCGTGATTGAAGGGTTGGGTATTGCGTTTGAGCCGGTGAAAGAAATGTTTGCGCCGTTGAAGCCGGTCTTTGAATGGCTTGGGGATAAGCTCAAGATCGTGTGGCAGTGGTTTAAAGACCTGATTCAACCAGTGAAATCAACCAAGGAAACCCTCGATAGTTGTAAAGATGCGGGGGTGTCGTTTGGTCATGCTGTGGCAAATGCACTTACCGCACCATTGCAGGTAGCCAATAAGCTGCGTAGGGGCGTGGTTTGGCTGCTGGAAAAACTCGGCGTAGTGAAGAAAGAGTCTGACGACCTCGACAAAAACGCTGACAAAGCGGAGCAGCGTTCAAAATCTGATGCCGGTAATGCGGCGGAGTATCAGCCGCCGGGCGGTAATTTTGGATTCAGTTACGGTTACGTGCCGGTGTCGGCGGGTGGTGGACGTTCTTACACCGACAACAGCAAAAACAGTTATCAGATTTCCGTCGGTGCCGGTATGGGCGCACAGGATACCAGCCGCCAGGTGATTGACGCGCTGGACGCACGGGAAAGGCAGCGCCGCGCTGAGGCTCGCGCCCGCATGGGGCATGATTAAGAGGATTTTACGCATGATGTTAACGCTCGGATTATTTGTGTTTCAGCTTCAGACCGTCCCTTATCAGAGCCTGCAACGCAATGTTGATTACCGCTGGCCGTCAAACAGCCGTGTTGGCCAGCGTCCCGCGCTGCAATTTCTCGGTGTGAATGAGGAAAAAATTACCCTGTCAGGGGTGCTGATGCCGGAAATCACCGGCGGACGTATGTCACTGCTGGTACTTAACCAGATGGCGGATGAGGGCAAGGCGTGGCCGCTGCTGGAGGGCTCCGGCACTATTTATGGCATGTTTGTTGTGGAAAGCCTCAGTGAGACCCGCAGTGAATTCTTTGCCGATGGCAGCGCGCGAAGCATTGAATTTACGCTAACGCTCACCCGCGTGGATGAGACCCTGACCTCCATGTTTGGTGACTTGCAGGCGCAGGCTGACGGATTGCTGAATAAAGCGAGCTCGGCGGTGCAGGGGGTATGGTCATGATCACGGGTATGACACTCGATGCCGGGGCGAAACTGGCTCCGGCGTTTATGCTGACGCAGGCGGGTAATGACATCACGAAAGATATCAGCGCCCGGTTGTTATCTCTGACGCTCACGGATAACAGGGGGTTTGAAGCTGACCAGCTCGACATTGAGCTCGATGACAGCGACGGTCTGGTGGAAATGCCTGCGCGCGGCGCGGTGCTCTCCCTGTTCTTGGGCTGGCAGGGTGCGGCGCTGCTGGGTAAGGGAAAATTTACGGTTGATGAAGTTGAACACCGTGGCGCGCCGGATACGCTGACTATCCGGGCGCGCAGTGCTGACTTTCGCGGCACCCTGAACTCACGGCGTGAAATGTCTTACCACGACACTACGCTCGGTCAGGTGGTGGAGCAGATCGCCGCGCGCAATAAGCTGACGGCCAGCGTAGCCACGCAGTTAAACGCCATCAGTATTCCGCACATTGATCAGTCTCAGGAATCTGACGCCAAGTTTTTAACCCGTCTGGCCACGCGCAACGGGGCTGACGTTTCGGTGAAAGCCGGTAAGTTACTTTTTCTGAAAGCTGGAAGCGGCACTACCGCCAGCGGCAAGCCCATACCGACCATGACGATTGAACGTGCAGACGGTGACCGGCATCAGTTTGCCATTGCTGACCGGGGCGCTTACACCGGCGTAACGGCCAAATGGTTACACACCAAAGACCCTAAGCCGAAAAAGCAAAAGGTCAAAATCCAGCGAAAGCCCAAGTTTAAACAACTGCGCGCTCTGCAACATCCGAAGGCCAAACCAGCCGCCGTCAAAAAATCAGCGGCCACGCCGGAGGAAAAAGAGGGTGAATATATGGCAGGCGAAGCGGATAACGTGTTTGCACTGACAACCACCTACGCCAGTAAAGCGCAGGCCATGCGCGCAGCGGCGGCGAAGTGGGATAAGTTGCAACGTGGGGTGGCCGAATTCTCCATTAATCTGGCTATGGGGCGCGCGGATTTATACCCCGAAACGCCGGTGCAGGTTAAAGGGTTTAAGCGCGTCATAGACGACCAGTCATGGATTATCACTAAGGTGGTTCACTCACTCAGCAATAGTGGCTACACGACTTCCCTAGACCTCGAGGTAAGGCTTTCACAGGTGGAGTATGAGAGCGAAGAGGAAGAATGAATTATCTGATTAACTCGTTGTTTTATATGTATTTAGTGGCTAGAATTGCTGCATATTAAAGCGATTCATTGAGGTGATGATCATGTTCCATTGTCCAATTTGCAAACATGCGGCGCATACCCGTTCCAGCCGTTACCTGAGTGAGAACACCAAAGAGCGATACAATCAGTGCCAGAACATCAACTGCGGACATACCTTTAAGACGATGGAGTCATTCGACGGCTCAATTATGAAGCCGGGTCATATCAATGCGGTGTTGCCTCATCCCACCTCACACGGTCAACAAACCTTCCTCATGTAA